ACGTTATTAATCTCCTTTAATAGTTACTTGTCCTTCATGTTCAATACTTTGATTCCTTAATTCTTCCTGCTTATCTTTAATCCAAGTGATGACCTGTTGTTGTCCTATCAATTGAGCTATTTCAGCCTCATTAACGAGGAACGAGGGGAGTTTATTGGGAAATATAGTGTCCAAAGTATCCAACAAACCATCACTTATAACCAATCTACTGTCATTTTTATACTGTCTCATAATCAAAACTGCTCCTAGAGGTACGAAAATTGTATGCAACTTGCATATAAAATTATTTAACCGGACAAACTCCTTGTAAACACTCGTCATCTTCGAGTTCATGATTTCCTTTTACCTCATCTAGGTCTACAGGGGTAAGTTGTGCTACATACTCCTCGTAAACTTTCTGAGATACTACTTCTTGGGGAAGGTAGGAGTAGACTTCTTGAGTATCAACATAGGGAAGAAAGCTAACACCAACGTAAGAAGACCAATTAGATTTGAGCCAAGCGATAATAGTTGGGACTTCATCTGCTTTATAAGTAACTGTAATCGAGCAGTTCTGCTCAACGTAAGAATCCATGAGAAGTTTGTACCTCTCAAGTTGGCTAATAGCTGATTCGTTGCTAACATAAAGTTCCTCCTTAGAATTAATATCTCTGTTGAATCTCATGTTGTCCCACTTGACAGGGAAAGTAACGATAACATTGTGCTCATCTACAGGACTCGTTACAGTATGATACCCTGCTTCTCTCAATCTTGGAAGAATAGGATCATTAGCAGAGAAGTTTACATTGTTAAATATATATTTTCCTATAGGTTTATGGCAACCTTCAGTGGTGTCCATGATTTTACTGAGCGTACCAGAAGGTTTAATCGTAGTAACATTCTTAGGTCTTTGAGTTCCTAGCTCATCTGCCATAGAGTAAGCTCCATGTACCGCGAGATTCTTCAGTCTTTTATAGTCATAGTAAGAGAGGTCTTCACGGCTGGCGATTCCTGTAAGTCCCACTCCACAAAGTCTGAGGTATTCATTGTTTTCATGCCACGTTCTTTGGAGTATTCCATCATCAAGAGTAACAAGGGTTTGCCTATAGTTTGCTCTAGCGATGAGGAAGATGGCTCTTTCCAGCCCTCCAGAATCTTCCCTAAATTTGGATAGATCGACTTCGGACAGGTTACAGAAACTCTTATTTCCAAGAAGGATTTCGGCACATGGGTTGACTCCGGTGAACCAAGGTGCTCGTCTGCGAGCTTCCTTCCCATTGATGATTCCAGGTTCTGAGCCACCTGATTCTTGAATGATTTTAAAGACTTCTTCGATTTCTTCATGAGTAGGTTCTTCCCAAAAGACTATAGAGTTATTAGATTGACTACGATGAGGAGTATCTCTAAGGTTATCCTTAGCTCTGGCAAACTGTTTCCACTCAGGAGTATTGTGGTACACCAAGGCTATCTCAGCAGATCTCCTGCTACTTAATACAGTACCTAACCAGTTCATTATATCTAGGATGTCCATCTTAGACAGGAGCTGGCCTGACTTCTTGTTTAGAATTTGAACGATAGCTGAGTACGCTTTAGAGATGGGTCCATCTCCTGAGCTGATCCACCCATATCCACTGAGACGTAATCCTGCTGGTCTAAGCTGCGTGAGATCGAGCACGAGCTTTGTAGCTTTCCCTTTGAAAGCCAACAACTTGCCGATACTCTTTGCCCATGCTTCAGCGGAGTCACCAATTGTAATAGTCCAAACCCCTGTATCGCTATCGAAAGATTCTCTGCTTCCCTCATGTCCTCCCTTCTTAGTACGCTTACTCCTGATAATTTCAATGTCTTCAATGGGTTTGGTAAAGCCTGATAACGTTCCGACAACAGGTGTGAACCCAACTCCACACCCTTGTAACAAGAGCCACAAAGAGTCAACAACATCATGGATAGTCTCCACTTTTAAATGAGCACAATTAAACTGACTAGCTTCTCTCTTCTTGGCTACATCAGTTCCACCTAACCACAAGGTTCTACCTGATACCATGACCTTGCGTTCTAACAAGAGCTGTCTTAATTCTTTTAACTCTGGTCCTATTCCTAACTCAGTACCAGCAGCTCTATTCCAAAGCCAGTTCTGATGATCAATTACCCTGTCTATAGTCTGTTCCCAAGTCTCATAGACTTCATCCTTATTATCTAAAGGCCTATTATAAGTTCTCCTTGTAATAACTTGTGCTCTAACAGAAGGTTTATTCATACACACTCCTCTAGGACAGGTGGTTTATAGTTTTTACCCTTCAATACTTTTCCATGTTCACACTTGGTAAAAGGATACTTACTCATGTTAGCTTTGTGTACTAAATTGTATGCCTTATCAAAGTTCATTCCAAAAGAAACAGCAGTTCCTTTAAGAACATAAACCACATCACACATTTCCTTTAAGAAATCTTGAAGTAATACATAGGTTTCTCCTTGATCTATGTCTCCTTCCAATCTAAAGCCAGCCTCAGCTAACTCCTGCACCTCTTCGAGGATTAACTTCATCCTGAACTCAAGTAACTCTTTACTGAACGGTTGATCAACAGCTAACTCCATTTTCTCATGAAACTTCCTGACTTTTTGCACTATATTTCTCCTCTTTAATCATTTCTAAATAGCGTATTGCCTTGTCAATGTCTTCTTTACCACCCTTCATGTCATGTCTTAATACATACTTTATCACGTTCCCCTCAGCATAAGGAATATTATTCCTCATAATAAAACTGATTGGTTCTATGTCATACCTAGCATAATAATCAGGGGATACATTTTCTTTAATCATATTATAAATCTTTACATTTTCGTTGAAGGATTCCATAAATTAATTTCCTCTTTATCAAAATTATAATCTTTAGTTCTTAAAATTCTAGCAACTCTAGCTTGAGTTAAAGCATGATCTTCAGTTAGTCCTGCTTTCTCGTAAGCATCTTTAATGGTTTGCCACTTAACTCCTTTAGTTAGAAGGAGTTCCGTAGCTCTCTTAGGTCCTATTCCTGGACACCCCTTGTAATTATCTACTGAATCTCCTGTTAAAGTCTGGAAGAAAAACATATGATCAGCAGTTTTCTCATCAATAATTTCGGTGATCTCTGAATCCATGTTGTAATACTCACAAGGAATCGTAAGCATATCCTTATCAATTGAAATAATTATATTCCTGTCAAACTCTCCATCAGTAGCAAGGATACCTAAGACATCATCAGCTTCTAACATAGGTTGAGTCATGGTAACATAATGCTCCTTGAGATAAGTCTCCAGATGATTATATCCTAGAGGCTTCTTACTATCTTTCCGGTTTAACTTATAATCGGGAAAAATTTTTCGCCTGAAATTATTTGCTCTATCTGAAAAACAAATAATAGTAGTAAAATCTTTATCTTCTCCTAACTTCTCTTGCCACTCTTGAATCATAAAATCAGCCTGAGATTTTAATTCCTCTACATTAGTAGCCGTTGTTAAAATCCCGTCATCCCAATGAACCACTGTCTGTACTGCCCAACACACTTTGTATGTAAGTATGTCTCCATCTATCAATAGTCTCAAAGTACCCATAGTAATCTCCCATCTTTAAATGTTCTTGGTAATGACACTCGTCACATAAGTATATACACTTGAAAAGTTCTGGTAAGCTTTTTCTAAAAGACTCTCTCCACGCTAGTCTTGATATTTTATCTCGTTTTTCTTTAGGATTCTCATGATGAAAATTCAAGGATCTTTTCATATTAGTTGCACCACATTGTTCACATTTGAAATTTTTCAACAATACAAATAAATACATTCTACAATGTCGAGAATAAGTTTGATAACGAGAATAGTTGTAACTAGAATAAGGATTTTTACTTAACAAAAACTTATAAAACCCCTCACAAAAAGCTACCAGTTTATCAAATGTATCAATGTGTTTCAGCCCAATTTCTTCCAATTTTAGACGTTCCACTAAGAGGGCATCCAAATTCATAGTAGTCTCCAGCTCTCTTAATCGCTTGTTCCGCTTCCGGTCCGATAAATTTTTTGGCATACCTCTCCTTGCATTCAATTTGAAATTCATCATGGATA